CCATTCGTCCTCTGCGGCGATGACATGGCGGCCTATTGGCATAGGGACGCCTCACAACGCTACAAGGACAACCTGGCATCCACGGGTCTTCTTCTCAATGACAAGAAGACGTTCCGTTCCAGCACCGGCATCATCTTCGTTGAGAAGCTTTTCAAAATCGACAAGATAGTCGAGGAAACGCGTCTCTTACACAAAGATCCCGAGTCGCCGAAGGTATTTAATCCTTCGCGGGCAACTGTATGGGACTACATCAAGCAGAAATGTAGAGATGGGAGAGGTGCTTTCGAGGTGTGCGAGAAGTACGCCCACGTCCGGAGGGTCGATCGCATTCAGCTGAGTGCGATCTCCCTCGCCAAACGGTACGCGGGGTCCGACTCGGACAAAACACCTGCATGGCAGGCGTTACCCGAAATACTTCAAGAGCAAGCTCGAAAAGTAGGACTGGAAGAGTGGAGAATAGAAAGAGCAATGGAGGTAGCAAGGTACCTCCATCCCGATGCGTTCAGAATACTGAAGCAATCTGGAATGCCTCTCCATTGGCCGAAAGAACTCGGTGGGTGGGGCTTGCCAGGTAAACCTGACGCACCCATCAAATTTCGGAAGGCCGCGGCAATCATTCTGACAAATGCAGAAGACGCCCGGGACGCCACATTGCAGCAAATTGTTGCTGTACATGCGACATCCAGCCTACCGGAAATTGCATCCAAGACAGCTCTGGAGGGACGTCTGCTACTAGCAGAGATCTCACAGAGTTCCAGGCGTGACTTTACGTCACGCAGGGACCTATCTCGATTGCCCGACGCACAGGCTGAGCTAACTGCCGCGGTAGCAGCTCACTTTGCCTGGCTCGATGATGACACCACACGGAAAAGTTCCGTTGGAAAAATCTCGAAGCGTGTCAAGCGGATCGTAGAGGAGGTTACCAAGACATGGGCTTCAGTGAAACCAATGAATCCTGGCAAGGCCGTGGAGATGCTTAAAAACATCGACACCCCTCTATACTGCCCGAGCCAGATAATCACCGAAGTTCTTAAAGGGCTCGCAATACCGCAAGACACTGTCCGTCTCGTATACCAAGCCGCATTAGCTAAGTCGCATTCTGATCAAACTGAACAGGAGGCGCGCAGCATTCTGCGTTTCCCATGGGACCGTCATTTCCAACCGGACGATGACAGGTACCATATCCC